TTTCAAGAGCCTTCATGTAAGCTGTGTCTAAAGCGGCTAAAGGTTCTACTCTAGCTCGACGTATTTTATCACGCCAAATATCTCTAGCTTTATCCATGTTTACAGATATAACACCTGTATCTGAATTTGCTTCCCAGCTATCCCGAAAGGTACGCTCTGCTGGTATCTCATAGTCTGCGCTGTCATATGTTGATGCGCCAATCTTTATAAGTATAGACATTTGTTTTTTCCTTATGATGGCTTTGTAGGCCAAGTAATTGAATTCGGGAAGCCAGATTGATCTGGTAAATTAAGTAAGTCAGTTCTATATTGTGTCCACTCTGCTTGTTTAGCATCTGTAAGTTCAGCCCATCGTAGAGGGTTAGTGACTATAGGGTCTACTTCTTCTACTAACTTCTGGTCACGTTGCGCCCTTAGACCTGCCGCTAGTTCTGCATCTAGCTCTGCTTGAGTAGGAGCTACGTATGCTTCAAAGTCTGAGCCAATAAGTTCAAGCAATACGCTGTTGTCTACAGTATTATCTGTATCACTAGGCAACAATGTGTAAGGTATCCAATCAAACTCTGGATGGTTAATCTCTACATCAAATGCAGTATTATCTGCGTTAAGTGATTTTGCGTTACGCACTTCTGTTATTGTTATTTGTTGTGTCATTTTACGAAACCCTTACCCATAGAGAGCCTTCCCATGAACCACCATAACTAGTGTTACCCCCTGTTTTATGCCCCATAAGCCTCCAAGTGCCAGACATGGTGTATGAAGTGTTACTAGGGTCTCCTGTGCTAGTAGGTCTCAAGCTACTACCTGCAACAGTTGCACCTGTTGAAATAGTGCCTCCGCTACTGTTGTTGGCAAGCATATAAGTACTAACAGCACCAGCAGTTGTACTTGCTCCAGAAGTCGCACTATCAAAGTTATCAGTTCCTCTTATTGTACTTGTCATTTATATACCCTTTATTTAGTGAGTTATTGTAACGCCGTTGTTGCTCATGCTACCACCATCACAGCGGTATCAGCACTATCAAAGGATATGCCACAAGTAGAAGTACCAATCAACCTTGCCGCGTAAATTGCTACGCTACTTGTAGACTTTGAAATAGAAGTATTTCTACCTACAGGCGCACCATCATAAGATACACCTGACGCACCCTGCGCACTGCCACTGACGGATTGATGTGTGGTTGATGTTGATGCACTGAGGTTAAGTGTGAATTTGCCTGTGGAGTTGTCAGTAAGGCTTGAAACATTGCCACTAGAGAAAATATAAACAGTACCAGTGCCATTAAAGTTTGCCCATGCCTTACAAGGGTAAAGATCCGTCAGGGTTGTGGCTCCACCTGTTGTATTCTCCACGACTTGTGCCTTAATTTTACTCATTGTGTCATCTCCCATGCGTTTCTAAACTGCCTATCGCTAGGGACTTGTTCTGTTTTAACAATCTTAAACATGGGTCTATTATATTCAACAGCCCACACCCTTCTTGGTATGTCTTTCATAACTAAATACTCCATTGCTTCTTCTTCAGTTAACTTACCTATTCTTGGTGCAGTAAATTGTTTTTCCCATTTATTATGGTCATGCTTAAAAGTAGAATGTCTACCTTCATCAATAGCTTTTTGCTCATCATCTTGCAGTTCCCAATAAACAGATATAGGTGGTAGCTTCCCTGCCATTGCATCAGCTAACCAGTTATCACTAGGGACTAATACCATAGCTGGTTCTTCTGGGTGATCAGGATCTTCATATATTACTCTATAAGTTGTCATTCATCACCTACACAAATTAAATCCATGTTGAACGCATCATCTTGAGAACCATCGTCATGATCTACAGAAAATACAGGTACGTTAGATGTTGTCTTATTACCTTGAAAAGAGTTATGATCATCACTGTCAGATTGAGAAGGATAGTCTGTTATATTAGCACCTGCTGTTGAAACGGCTGTGTAAGTAGTAGAGGAGCTAAAACTGTTACTGTAGTTTACTCTATAGCGACCTACTCCCATGTCAGTAACCGTAGACACATTGCCATCCCCACGTACAGTTAAAGTACCAGTGCCTTTCCAATTACACCAAACCCTAGACAAGAAGATTTTGCCTCCACCTGTAGTAGCTTCTTCGATGTTATTTACTTTTAATGTACTCATTTATACCACCGTCCATACTTCGCCATTACCTACTGTAACAGTAACCCCGTTGTTAATTGTTATAGGTCCAGCAGACATTGCATTTTTATTGTTTGTAATAGTATAATTGGTTGTTACAGTCTGTCCGTTCTCAATAAACACTTGGTCACTTCCGCCTCCAGAAGCAAGTTCTCCCTTTTGACCCTTTTGACCAGTCGATCCAGTTCCGCCTGTACTACCAGTGTTGCCAGTTTGACCCTTCTGACCCTTCTGTCCAGTTGAGCCTGTACCTCCAGTAGAACCTGTTTGACCTTTCTGGCCTTTTTGTCCAGTAGAACCTGTAGAACCTGTACTACCAGTAGAACCTGTTTGACCCTTCTGACCCTTCTGTCCAGTAGAACCAGTAGAGCCTGTACTACCAGTATTACCAGTACTACCTTGCGCTCCTACTTCACCTTTTTGGCCTTTCTGACCTTGAGAGCCAGTACTACCAGTTGATCCTGTAGAGCCTGTTTGTCCTTTTTGACCCTTCTGTCCCTTTTGTCCAGTAGAACCTGTACCTCCAGTTGAGCCTGTAGAACCTGTAGCTCCTACTTCACCCTTTTGTCCCTTTTGTCCAGTAGAGCCTGTACCGCCAGATGCACCAACTTCTCCCTTTTGGCCTTTCTGACCTTGAGAGCCAGTCGATCCAGTATTACCAGCTACACCTTGTATACCTTGTGCGCCAACCTCACCCTTTTGACCCTTTTGACCAGTCGATCCGTTAGATCCAGCACTACCTGTAGCTCCTGTAGCTCCTGTAGCTCCCACTTCACCCTTCTGACCTTTTTGACCAGTAGAGCCAGTATTACCTGTAACCCCAACTTCACCTTTTTGACCTTTAGCTCCAGTCGATCCTGTATTACCAGTTACACCGACCTCACCTTTTTGTCCTTTAGCTCCATTAGCTCCAGCACTACCAGTTGCGCCAGTATCACCTTGAATACCCTGAGAACCAGTAGCTCCAACTTCACCTTTCTGTCCCTTCTGTCCTTGAAGAGCAGTGGCAGTAACAGTAGCTTTTTTCCAAGTACCAGCAGAAGTATCATACGACACAATAAGGTCATCAGACGCTGGAGATGCGCTAGTAGATAAACCTGTCAAGGCTGTAGGTAAAGCTGTGGCAGTAACGTCTGCATTAGCAGATACGTTATCTAGTTTAGCCCCATCAGCAGATACATCTCTGCCATCGACATTGCCTACGTTTACTACGTTTCTACTGTCGTCAATTACCTCAGTGCCGTTTATTTTTACTGCCATCTTCGTGTACTCACTATTAGCTTATGTTATTGTTTGGTCAGTCTGTACGTCATTAGTCACAGACAATGTTCCGCTACTATCGAGTTTGAATTTATTTGTTCCACTATAAGCGAAGTATAAAGAGCCTCCACTTTCAGTTATAGTCCAGTCACCAAAGTCTACTGTTGTAGCATTAAGTGTACCTGTCATTGTGTCGCCAGACTTTTGCACATATCGGGTGTCATGTGTGTGGCTATCATTGACTACTGTAGCTGTTATATCAGCATCTGCACTTCCGTTAAACGACACTGATCCAGTTACATCTCCACTAAGGCTAATAGTTCTAGAGTTAGCCAGTTGAGAAGCACTAGATGCAGTACCTGTTACGTTACCAGTTAGGTTTCCTATTACAGCATCTACTTTTATAGTCCCGTAGGAAAATGAGGCGTGACCAGTATCTATAGTACCTGTAGGTTCTGGAGCATACTCATCAAAGAATGTCCAGTAGTTAGTAGATACATCAAAGTAAGCACCTACGTGGGTATAACCAACACCAGAAGTACCAGTATTACGGTTAGATGCTATACCAGTATCTACGTTAACTGGAGAGGCTGTACCAGACCAGATGTCGTTTATCGTGTGACCTCTAGTGGCGTTAAACTTTACGCTTATACCATCTTCTAGGGCTTGATCGTCACCTGTTATTTCAATCTCTGCGGATTGTGTTGTAAAATTATCTGTTGACCATCTGAAGAAGTCTTCATCTTGACCCTGATGCAATGTAGTAATCTTGACCTTAAAGGTCTTGTTGGAGCTAGTACCTTTATAGTGACCAGTAAGAACTGCATCGTCTAAACCTGTACCAGTGTGAGTTGTATTACTTTCTCCGATAGTATCACCAGAGTTGAAGTAGTTAAACGCACCAGATAGAGATATGTTGTTACTGTTAGTGATAGTCTGAGTACCGTTAACAGTTAAGTCACCATCTACAATAACATCAGCGTCAAAGTGTGAATTACCAGTTACTCTAAATACTTCAAATGTATGATGTTCTACTTCTACATAGACACAACCGCCTGATGCAGATGAAACCAAACATAAGCCAATATCTGTAGCAAAATATGGATATGAAGGTGCGGCTTCCTGTAATGTCCCAGCTGTTACACCAACATGAACTCTTTCACCAGCAGTCAGAGATGATGTATCAAAGAAAACAATACCACCAGTTACAACAAAACCTGTTGAACTATCAGCTATATCTGTAGAAACAACGCCTACTGCATAGCTAACTTCAACTGTACTAGAAGCACTTGCTGGTGCAATCGTAGGTATAGAACTACTTTCACCAGTTAGATACACTGGCGTTCCAGCCGTAATGGTTGACCCAGTATCGTTGTAAACACGCAATAAACTATCTTGACCTGTATGTACTGTAATTCCGCTATCGCTGTTATAATATGCTAAACTGTCTCTTGTTTGATCATAGAAAACACGACCTTCAGTGTGAGAAGGGTTTGAAGATGCTGTTTTAAAGTCTAAATATTCGTCAAACTGCGTGCCAGTTACATTTCCATCCGCATCAAGATAGTTTGCTTTAGAAGAAGGCTGAGTCACAAATACAAACTTCTCTCCAGCTGACCAACTAACAGGATTATTACTGTTAGAGGATGATAGTATTGTTGTACGTGCTAAAGTGGTTCCAGAAGCAGTGTACGTGCCAATACCAACTTCCCAGTCTCCACCATCAGTAACAGTATAGTAAGTAGTGTTACCATTACCAATAGCAGAGAAAGATTGAAAACCAACTTCAGCACCTGCTAGTGTGTAAGTCCCAGTACCAGTTGTAGTAGTTGTTTCTTTTACACGATCTTTAATAACAAGTGCCATAGTTTATTCCTTAAGATGGATCAGGGATGCCAATATCAAATGAAGCCAGTGTAAATGTGTTACCACTTGTAACTGACTGTGATGCTGTAAGAGCCGCTGTAGCTAACAAACGTGAGTTGTTAGTATCTACTAGAGCGTAGTGAGTAACTGTTCCTGTACCTGTAATCGAACCATCTGAAATAGCTGATACAGTTACTTTACGTCCACCACCAGCACGATCCGAAGGAGCCGCGATGGAAAGTGAGGTAGAGTTACCTAGTGATAGTGTGGATGTAGCCGCCGCATAAGTTGTAGCTTCTGCTGAAGTTACGTGGACTACGTTTGCTTCTGTGTCTAATATGGTTAAACCATTGTCAAACACTCTGTTGTCTAAAAATGCCATTATTCTTCTTCCTGTTCTTCAAGAGCTTCTTGCTCTTCTGTTTCTGTTTCCCTATCGGGGTCATAATTTAGGTCTGC